AGAGTTTTCAATGGCAAGCACCAGCCATGCCCGTCATGCTCAGGAAAAGACAGATATCGCTTTGATGACAACTTCGAAAAAAAAGGCGATGGCGGCGCAATCTGCAATCAGTGCGGTTCCGGCAGCGGCATGAACTGGCTGATGAAACTTTCAGGCATGAACTTCCCTGAAGCACTGGAGGCGCTGGGTGGATTCCTGAATATGAATCCACGCGAAAAACTGGAGGCAATCAGGAAGGAACTGCCGAAGATAAATCACAATGACGACTTCATTACCGAGCAGGAAGTCGCCGCAATCATGTCTAAAACGACGCGTGTCGCGATGAATGAGTGGACTTTGATAAATGGTATTGGTTGCGACGTTAACGTCGTCAAAGGCAAATCTGGAGAGCTTATTGCTGTTGAGATGGTGCGTGCTGACACAATGAAGCCTTGCAACGTAGCATTCATTGGCATGGATGGTGATGCATTCAGAACGTTTTTCCGCGCAGGATACAACAAGGACTCAGCAATCAACGGCAAACTCACACGCGGCGCGATAAGCCCAATCGGTGAAGACAACGGAAAGTTCATTTATCTGGTATCTGATTATGCAGACGCATGGGGATGCCATTACTTCACTGGCGCGCATGTCTGGTGCTGCTGGTCGCCGGAAAACATGTGGGAAGTGGTGCGTTCTGTTAGCGATGAAACGAAGGAGAGATTGCGATGCATAGTTAATTATAAATTTGACGAACTTTGTGCTGCGGAAAATGCAGGACTTCCGGTGATGCTGCCTGATGATGCGGACACAATAAGAATGGCGAAGCGAATAAGGAGAAAGATTTATGACGCTGGCGAGTTGATAGAAAAAATGTCAGTCAGCAGATAAAAGAAACCCTCCATCTGGAGGGTTTTTGTTATGCTTTGATGTTAACTTTTATTGCGAACACCTTTACCGGTTTATCGCCGAAGTGTGGGTGTGTGATTGTCTTGATTTCATATCCGTCATACGAAACATCAATTCTGCGACTGGAATCGTCTCGTTTCGGATATCCCTTTGTGATAATCAGGCGGTCATATTCCCTGAACATGATTCGTTTATTCCAGTAGTCATTACACAGGCGGTACTCTTCCGTTTTCTCTCCGCGAATCATGGCATCGAAGTATTCGACTTTGACGGCAAGTTGCAAGTTAGCCATCAGTTTTCCTCCAGAACCCAAACCGAATTACCAATGCGACTGTTATTTAAATCCTTTGATACAAGGCCATCCTTACAAAGAGAAATCAAAACCTTCCGTAACTTTGCTGCCGTCCATTCATCATCAGGAAATTCATTCACCATCGATAGACGGAGATTCCACGTAGCCACGGAGAACTTGCGACAAATCCCAAGTGTCTCCTCCTCAATGGATTTTCTCTTTCTCATCACGTATAAAACTTTATCTTTCACATCCATTTTCTTGTCCTCACTTAATCATCAATTTTGAAATATCAACATAACCAACACAAAATCTGTGCCAGTAATCATCAAGCACGTGGTAATTAGAGCGAATCCATACTTTGTTAATTCTGCTCCAGAAAAACCACGTCGAATAACCATGCGGCCTGAAATGCCATGAACCTTCTGAGCGGCAAAGTTCGCCTGATATTGTTCTCATTTTAAGTTCCTCATAAATCTCATTCTCTTCATTGCTGATGACAGGATATTCCTGACTGATGAGTTCATTCGCAAACCAGACCATGAGCCGCCACCAGAAAGCCTGATATTGGATGGATTTTCAGGGTCCAACTCTATTGGTGAATGCCTGTTTTCAGATATCGCAATGATGACCTCGTAAGTAAATTTATCCGGCGTAACCTGAATTGAGTTCGAATCGGCAGCGGAAATTATTTTGCTGATTCTGTCGCGACAAAGTTTGTTTTTGACAACTGAAATATAAGGCTTTTCAGTAAAAGCCTTTGATTCAATGCATTTTTTAACCTTCATAACAATGTTGTCCCACTCAGTGTTTTCAAGGCCATCAAACTCTGCTTCTCCCTCCAGATAATCACGCAGGTCGTACATGCTGTTCATTACGGTTGCATACGCCCATTCAATATGGCATTCCTTTATCTGCGGAGTCATGCCATTGCGCGATGATAAATCAGCAAATGCACAAAGAGTCGCAAGCTCTATAACCATCTGAGCAGAGCGAGGGCCGACGCTACCAATTACACCGGGAATATTGCTTGACTTGTCTATGCGCCTGCGCAACATCTCATAGTATTTCGAAACACCATCATTGGCATATTCCACATTAAAAAAACCACCTGGGATTCTGGGTTTCCATTCGTTTATTATTGTTTTATTAATTTCCATGTCCGGCGTATTCTTAAGTTCCGGCATGTGCTCATGACCTTTAATGAAAAGAGATCTGCCCATGCCACCATCCTTTTCCCATCTCCGTACTGTTGCAATGCCCTGCTCTGGGGTAACGGTTATGAACGGAATGAACCTTACGTTCTGTATTCCCTTATCGTTAATGCACAGGTCATAACATTGCATGGCGTGATTTAATCTTCTCCCAATGTCATGATTCATTTTTGCAAGACGACGATAATCTATGGCGCCATCTGATTCACCGATGCGAGGTATCATCCACCCCTGAGCCTGCGCAGCAGAGAGTATTAACTTCGGGTTTTGAGCACTAGCCAGCTTCTCCTGAAACAATGTAACAACAGGTGACTCAGGAAACCAGTCACCACTAATGGACGTCCTGAACCATGAGGCTGTTTCACCAAGCGGAGAGCGCGTATCTGACCAAGCCTGAAGATGTTCAGGGCAGTCATCTGCTATATAAAGCAAGAAACCATCAGCCTCAATGAGACGCTCTTTAATTTGTCGCAATGATGTTACGGTGCTTTTTGATACGCGCGGAGTGATTCCGAGATTCTCTGAGTAAGCCTTAACAAAATCAGATGGAGCACCCTTACCTGCGCCAGAACGACCAACAATAAATGTCCCAGTGGCACACTTGTTTTTTGCGCTTGGGCCAATTATGTATCTACCAGCCATCACCTGAGCAAGCGCGATAGCACCAGGTAATCTGTACACCTCTCCTTCTTCGCGATTTTCAAAATGATTCTCTATCTCGCACATGAATTCACCAAGAGAGCCGGGAGGTATTTTGTATCCATCACGGAATTCTGGTACGTCAATTTCATCAAGTGGATTTCCAGAATCAGGCTTACCTGTTGGCTTCAGAGATTCCTTTAGCTCAATGATTTGCTTTGAATCAGTCATCACAGGACTCTCCAGATATACATGAATTTTTTGCTTCCACTGGTTTTTGTTTTGATGACCATTCCTTGTTCATTGGCTATTCTGGTGCAATAAGACCTGAACATGTTGTGCGTCATGCGGTACTTTTCATCGATCACTACAGAACAGCAATTCTCCTTTTCTCCTTTTATGATTTCGCTTGAGTATTCATTCTCGAAGTGAATACCAACCAGTTCGCCAGATTTCATTGAAGATAACAGCTCGTATGCAAACATTAATTTAGTGCCATCTGGGTACATTCAGCCCTCCTTTTGTTATGTAAAAAATATACATGAATATTATGTACACGTCAACGACAGCAAGATGACGTTCTTACTTACACATCTTTACAGTATTTACCGGAGTTACCGGGTTTTTATCGGGAAGTTACCGACGCAAGTTATTGATAACTATAGAGTTACCGGAGTTACCGGATTTTTTGCATATGAGAACAGAAAAATTTTAAAAATGAGAATTTGTATCAAAATTGAATAAAATGCTTATAAATCATATATATAATAAGAAATTAAACCCTTTTTATATATGTAAGGAGTTACCAGGTAAATCCGGTAACTCGTCTGAGAGCCTTGCTACATGCGGGTTTCAAGTTACCGGACGACCGGTAACTCCGGTAACTTTTTAATGGTGAAAACGACATAAAAGCAACGTAAGTAATTGATTTATAATAGTTACCGGTTTTTGCACATTGAGTTACCGGATTTTTCGAGATTCGGTAAATTAATATTGACGTAGAATCACCACTGATGTAGATTGGACTCATCGGAACAAACGAGGGTGAAGATATGAAAATCAAAGATCGTGAAGAATTTGAAGATGCACAGGCCATGGCGCGCATTGCAGTTAATAGTCAGAACAACAGCATTCCTGCTGATGCATTCTGGAACGCTGCAATGCAGGCTTTAGCTTCAGCGTATGGATTAAGCAAATGACAGGCGCAACATTCGAGATTATCGCCAGTCTGGTTATCGCGGCATTCATCATTATCGCAGTGGCAGTTTCAAAATCAGGGTATAAGGAGTAACAAAATGAGCAACTGGCATAACGAACACATCATGCAGTGGTATCGTCGTCGCATTAAAGCAATCATTAACTCTTGCGAGGCTTAACAAATGGCAAAGACAATCTATCGTCGCGAGAAGCTGGAACAGGAACTCGGTCACGTTGGCGCGCAGAACTTTATGAGCAAGCAAGCACGCAATGCGATGGAATCTGTGCGCGTAAATCGCGTTGTGCGAGTGTTTAATGGCGAAGGTAAGCGAAGAGTAATGGATGAGCTTATTGTTGTGTTTTGAACACGATTCAGCACGTTTATTTTGACTGGTGATGATATGGCAAAAGTAAAAACATATGAGTTCTGGTTTGTGCAAAACAAAATGTACGCATCCAGAACAATCAAGCGAGCATGCTGGTGGAATAAGTGGCTATTGTTGTCAGGATGTCTGGTGCTGGCAAAGTGCAAATTCAAAGCGGTTGACATCACTGATGAAGATGCACTGAAAATCGCCAAGATTGAGTTTGAAGAAGATGGTTATTACGAAGAAATTATGGGGATTAGGGTATGAGTGAAGTGAATATATATACATTGGTTATGGGCGAAAAAGAGATTCTTGGTTTTAAGCATGGAGAAGAGCAGAGGCTCGGGCAGTTCGTTAAATACAAGTACTATGCAGCGCTCGAAACTAAATGCGCGGCGCTGGCGGCGGAATTGAAGCAAAGCAGGATTGACGCCGACTGCTACAAGAAGGGCATGGAGGCGTCAAATGCTCGACTGGTGCAACTGGCTGCGGAGAATGCAGCGCTGAAGTCTGGCGCTATGGACGAAATCAAGGTTATCAACCGTGGAGGGCAGGCATATTGCGTAAAAGATGGAGTGCAAGTTAATCCCATGTATGCAAGAGGGTGGAATGACTATCGCGCAAAGTCTCTGCAATCAGACACCCCAGCCACCGATGCTTTCATGGCTGAAGTCCTGGCGCAGGGCGTGGAGATGTTCGGACAGTACCATAACTTCAGCGAAAAGCTATTCATTCAGAAAGAGGCGCAGAAATTCGCCGCGCAGCTTCGCAAAGGAGTTGATAAAAAATGACAATCACAAAACAACGAGTAGAAGAAATAATATCGCGCATTGAAATGTATGGTCATGGCGCCGGGTATACCGCTGAAGAGGTTTATGACCTTGCGGTGCTGGCATTGAATTTATCAAATATCGCAAAACTCAAGCGATACGAGCTTGATACTGGTGGTTGCGACACGTTCAGTCCGAACTGCTGTGCTGACATTACTGAAGACCATGAAGGAGAATTTGTCATGTTTGACGATGTTGTCAGTCTGGTTCAGTTTGACACAACCGCTCAGCAATTCGAAAGCCTGGCTAAAAGTGAATAACTACCAGTTCATATTAATTATCAGCGCGCTCTATGTGGCGCACGCTTTAGTGGAGGAATACCTATGACCAGACACCAACGCCGCCGATACACCACTGGCGCTAAAATCTTCCTTGCTGTTTATGTGCTGGCACTGGTAGCAGCTATCGCGGGAGTTGTGCATTATGTTTAATCAATTAGCTGATTTCTATAAAGCGTACTCAGACTGGATTGATTCCGGAGCGCCAGAAGGTAAGCCGTTCAGTCGTAATTGCGGTATTTGTGTTTCCTTAACATTGCATTTAAAAGAGGCTGGGTTAACACCAAAGGAAAGGGAGCAGGCAAGAAAGTTAATGCGTTCGCAATTCATTAAAGCTGGACTTAATGGTGATTACCCGTTTAACAACCGAGAACTACCATACTTAACAGAGAGCGCAAGAGGGCTGATTCACACCAACAAGAATCGCATTGCATGGGTTAAAAAGGAGTGGCAGCATTATGTTTGACGATATCAGCGACGCAATGCAAAACATGTGGGAGCGATACTGGAACAGCATGAAGACGTGTCACTACATGATGGTACAGATAGGTAATTATATTGAAGTTGTTCCTGACAATGGTGTGCACGACATTAAGCACATGTGCTCAACGAGGGCTTTCGCTAATGCAAACAACTAAGCAGAAAGTCTGGCAACTCGCGAAACAACACGAACTGGACGAATTCATCGCTAAGGTTGCCAAAACATTCCCTGACGCGCTTGAAATCGTTCATGTGCAGACTCGTAATGAAAACGCATGGTGCTATGCTGGCAAGCGCGATAATCATGGTGTACAATAAACGTATAACCACCATTGCTTCACTCATATCATCACCCAACCTTTAACCCGCCTTGTGCGGGTTCTTTTTTATCTGTGTTAAACTAACGATATCGAAATACGAAAAGACGAAAACAGAATGGCTAATCCAAACCCTGTCATGAAATTTTCCTCTGAGTACCAGCCTGCTGGCAGAGGATTAAGCTACAGAAACAGGCTTATTGAGGCATTAAAGCGTTGTGGGCTTGGAGAAGAGGAGTTTCTTGACGCATTCATCAGGACTTCAATCAGGATGACGGAGGAAAACCCGACTCAGGGTGTGCAAATGCTGAAGGAAATATTCCTACGCATCAGCCCTGTGCAAAAGAGTATGGCACCTCCGGTTAATTTTAAATACCGCAAAGATGCTACTCCAGTTGAGCAGATAGAGGACGTCATTCAATCTGTTTCCAGTGGTGAGCTTCCAATCGATGTGGCGTCGCAGGTTGTGTCTATGATTAAGGTTGGCCTTGACGTGAAAGAATTAACCGAACTCGCTGCACGCCTTGAGCGACTGGAGAAATTACTGGAGCAGCAGAATGGGTGATTCAGTTTATTATAAACAAAGATGTGATGAAGTGATTCTTCTGCGCAGCGGAGATGAGCAAGGTGTTGTGTTTGATGGGCCAATGAGTGATGAGGAGGTGGTGGCCATCCTTCAGGAGCTAACCAATGGCTCGTAAACGTCTCTCCGCACTGGCAATAGAAAAGCTGGAAGCGCAGATTGATGACGCGATGACTGATGTTGCAGAGTCTGCCATCTTTGGTATCTGCGACATGCAGAAAAACGTCATCAAGCGGTTAAGGATGACTGCTACTGGTGTTGATGACGTGACCAATGCAACCACTCATGCTGACCACCTGATTCCGGCAAAACTGGAGCGCCTGCTTTATCCGAAGCGTTTTAAGTTTGTCTACGGTGGCCGCGGGTCAGGGAAGACGAGAACGATTATCACTATCCTTACTGAGAGAGCAAGGTTTCGCCCTGACCGCTTTGCCTGTTTTCGTGAGATTCAGCAATCCATTGAGGATTCAAGCTATCAGGAATTGTGCGACGAAATAGCGCGCAAGGGTGAATCGTCAGAGTTTCGCGTTATCAATAACGAGATAACGCACAAGAAGACCAAAGCGAAGTTTCGCTTCAAGGGGCTGTATCGCAATCAGACAACCGTCAAGGGGTTTGCTGGCATTACCGTTGGCTGGGTTGAGGAGGCGGAGAACGTCAGCCAGACAAGCTGGGATATTCTTGTGCCTACCATCCGTGCTGCCAATTCTGAATTGTGGTGCTCATTCAACCCCAACAAGGAGACTGACCCTACATGGAAAAACTGGATTGCTCCTTACCGCTCACAAATGGTTGATGGCATATTTGAAAATGATGAAATTCTGATTATCGAATGTAACTATTCCGACAACCCGTGGTTCTGGGATACACCACTGCCATCCGCTATGGAGCAAATGAAGCGCGTCGATTTCGACCGCTATATGTGGATATGGGAAGGCAAATTTAACAAACGCAGCGACGAGCAGGTCTTCGGCGGCAAATGGCGCATTGATAACTTTGAGGTCAAACCTGAATGGCATGGCCCATATTTCGGCATGGACTTCGGGTTTTCCACGGATCCTACCGCAATGGTTGAGGTTTACATCGAAGAACTTCCCGGCGGGCGTCGCAACATTTATATTAATCGCGAGTACGGCAAGGTGGGGCTTGAAATTACTGACACGCCAGCTGCGATGGAGCAATCATTTCCGATGGCTAAGCGCGCACGATGGTATGCCGACTGTGCTCGTCCCGAAACCATCAGCCACATCAAGCGTTCTGGATTCGATATCCACCCGTGCACTAAATGGCCCGGTAGTGTCGAGGATGGCGTGACGTGGCTGCGCGGCTGCGACAGCATCATCATCCATGAGCGATGCAGGGAAATGCAGAATGAAGCTGCAATGTACAGCTACAAGGTTGATAAGCTGACCGGAAACGTTCTGACTGATATTGTCGATGCATTCAACCACTACTGGGATGCGGTTCGTTACGCACTCAATGACCACATCGTCCAGCGCGGTAGCGGAATGCTAATCCGGCGCAGGCGATAAAAATAAATCCCTCAATTGAGGGCTTGTGGTTATATTTTACCTTCTTGCATCAAACCTTCAACCACCGTCATTTTGTATCTCGGCAGCCTGTAAGACTCCAGTGCTTTCTCTGCTCCGCGCTGCGATTTGTATGCCTTAATGCTGGGCACTGGAGTCACCGAGTCTTCAGCGCCGTAACCGTAATTTGATACCTGCACTACACGAAACATACCATCAATGTTGCGCACGCATAGATTTTTGAATGCGACAAGGCCAGTTTCTTTGTTGATGTAGCGAGTGATGATGCGTTCCATAAATCCTCCTTGTTTCGTATGAGTTCAATCTACATCACAGCAATATCTACGTCAACATTTATTATTGTTGTTGATAAATCTGCATCACCGCGCTTGACCAATCTACACCGAGCGCATAGTATAATCTACATCAGGCTTACCGGGGATATCACTATGCGCAGCTATGCAGGATTTACACAGGAGGAAAAAGAGCAGGTTTATTCACTGGCGCGGGCTGGCGTGCCTGATGATGTGATTTGCCGTAGGTATGACATAGACGAGGATTTTCTGCTGCGCGTTCTGGATGATGTCTTCGTTAACCTGCAAGAGAAACGCGGATATAAGGGTATCTGCTGCAAGAATGATTTTTTGAGAGGTTGATTTGATGAGTGTTTATTTTATTCATGCTGAAGTGCTTGATGGTGGTGATGTTGTTACAAAGGTTTGTGCGACAGCTACGACATCCAACGCCAATGAAGCGTTTGATTGGTTTTTGGGTTGCGAATTGGTTGCAAAATACGAAATAAAAGGCTACGACGTTATCATTGATAAACTTGAGAAGGTGGAGTGATGGACAGAAGACATCTTAACGAGTTGGCTACTGAACTTAGAAAAAGATTTGAGAGCATCTGGTTTGATAACCGCCATGAATTCAATGATAAGCGATATCAGATTTACGCAAAATGCAGAGGTTTGGTGGTCGGGGATAGGATGGAAAATTCCGTGTTCCATCATGGCGATGACATAATGCACAGGCGAGCCTTCGACTATTGATACCATGCTATAATCCCATCCAACGTGATGGGATTTTTTTATTGGTGACATATGTCAAAAATTGATGCGTTAAACGCCTATATACGCGACCGCGTGGCGAACAATAACCGGGCTATTCAGCAGCAGCGGCTTTGCGCTGGTGGTAAGAATCTGGACCAGAAACGTGAGTTCATGTGGAAGGAGCTTGGCTACCCGCAGGAAATCACCGCCGAGATGTTCCGCTATGCCTATGAGCGACATCCAGCCGCCGCCGCTGGTATTAACCGCATTATTAATAAATGCTGGCAGAAATATCCGGAAGTGGTAGAAGATGGCGAGGATGACAAGAACTCTACGTCGTGGGAATTATCCATCAACGACATGATGAAGCGCGCCTATCCGTTCATCAAAGAGGCCGACAAGCGCAACGCCATCAACCGCTATTCCGCTGTTATCCTGCAAATCCGCGATGGCAAACAGTGGAGTGAGCCGGTAGACGTCACCAAAACTCGCCGCATTAAAGATAAATCCATTGTTCGCTTCATTCCGGTGTGGGAGGAGCAACTCCGCGTCAGTGCGTGGAATAACGACGAAACCAGCGAAGACTACGGTATGCCTGAGATGTACGAATACCAGGAAAGCGCCGTGGAAGATTTTAGCGACGGCAAGCCTGAGCGTTCCGTGCAGATTCACCCTGACCGCATCATCATTCTGGCTGAGGGTAGCTTTGACGGCAGCATGTTCAGTGGTGTCCCGATGCTGCGTGCTGGCTACAACAGCCTTATCGACATGGCTAAGGTTTCCGGCAGCTCCGCAGAAGGATTCCTGAAGAATGCCAGCCGCCAACTGGCCGTTAACTACACGAAGGATAACGTAACGCCAGCAAGCCTTGCTCAGTCAATGGGTGTCGATATCGAAGAGCTAACCGATATCATGAATGAGAACATCGAGGCGCTGAACTCAGGCATAGACAGTGCCATGTTCACAATGGGTGCGGATGCAAAAGTTCTCGCTGTGACTCCAGCTGACCCGAAACCCACATGGGAGGTGGCAGCCAACCAGTTCGCTGCATCAATGGCACTTCCATTCACGGTCATTTTCGGGCAGCAAACCGGACGCCTTGCGAGCGACGAAGACAAGATGCAGGAGGCGATGACTGCCAAGCAGCGCCGCGAAACGTGGGTGGATTATGTCATCTCAATGTTTGTTGAGCGAATGATTCAGTTTGGCATTGTCGATAAAGCACCAGAAAATGGCTACAAAGTTAAGTGGGATGACCTGCTGGCACCATCGGAACTGGATAAAGCGGAGTTGCTGGCCAAACTGGCCACCGCGAACAAATCGTTCTTTGACGCTGGTCAATCTGCACTACTGACCGTCGATGAGGCTCGCGGCATGGTGGGTATGGAGCCGATTGAACTTGATGAAAGCTATCGCGAAGACACACCACCAGAAGACGAAAATGAAGATACTCCGGTTTAACGCAAGGCTTCCTCAACCGCGCATATCGCAGAGCCTGACCGACCCGTTAGGCGCTGCGTCTCGCCTGTCGAAGATGGACAAGGTGATAACTCGCAAATACAAACAACTAAGGACTCGTGCGCTTGAGTTGTTTCGCGCTATTCCGAATAGCCAGGCTAACGCAGAATCAAGCGACCTGTATTTCTATGATTTCAGCAGCGCGCGTGCCGCTACTTTCATGGATGAGTTACAGGCGCTGATTGACGAGATTCTACTTGAAGGTGATGACTTCGGTCACGGTAGAATGTGGGCTAACGTGTTCATCGGTGATGCGTATCAGGCTGGAACACAGAAGGCTAACTCTGAACTGTCAAGGCTGTCTCCTGTTTATGCCGAGCAAAGACCGATTGCCGCGATACTCTACAGTGAGCCTTACCTGAATAGACTTCAACTGGCCTATGCCGCTGGCTATTCCGACTGGCGCGGATTGAGTGATTATTCCCGCCAGCAACTGGCATCTGTCATTATGGAAGGCATTGCTCGTGGCGCTAATCCTCGAGACGTTGAAGCTGACATCGTTAAGCGTGTGGATGTGTCTCACAGCTATGCTAAGCAGCTGGCGCAAACGGAAATCACCGGAACGCTACGGCAGGCAAACAGGCGAGAAGTCATTGAAGCTCGCGAGGAATTGGGTATTGAGACGGTGATGCTGTGGCAGTCGGCATTAATGCGCACAACTCGCCAGACACACGCCGCGCGACATGGACGGTTTTTTGCGCCAGAAGAGATTGACACGTTCTATAGTGAGAATGGCAACAGATATAATTGCCACTGCGCGCAAACTCCAGCATTGCTAATGGATGGTAAACCAGTCATTCTTGAGTCTTCACAGGAAAGGCTTGATAAGCAGCGCGAAGCATGGCAATCGGCAAACAAAAAGCCCTCTAAGTGAGGGCTTTGATTTATCTTATCAGCATGCACAGAACAAATATTATTATCGCATAGCACAATATCTCTACGACGCTGAATATGATTTTAATCATTTCCATGATTCATGTTTAAATTGATATCCGTTATCGCACTCTTTGCATGCAAACTCAGTCCTTCCGTCTCCATATGGGTCAATCATTCCGGTGCCATTACATTTAGGGCAAATTCGCGCATCACCATCAATAACAGCTTGATGAATCTTTGCCGCGCACTGGTCAGTAAACACATTGCCGTCAGAGGTCTTCCAGTGGGTTATAGCAATATTTATTTTCTCAGGAAACATAATTAATCATCCAGTTTCACGCCGGGAATCTTGCCTGCTGCGATGGCTTCGTAAATTAGCTTGGCCTCATCCTCGCGCTTGTAATCTTGAGCCACCATTTCTAATATTGCGCAGATAGATTCAAGTACGGCCTCATGCTTCCTTTCTGATTCCGTGCGTAGTGGTCTAAATTTTGTATGGCTCACGCTAAACGCTCTCTCAGAGCCGTCAATTACACCAACTATAACTTCTGCGCCCACAAATAGCACCTTGCATAAATGCCATGCATCAAGAAACTGACACTCACACTCACGCCCCACTGGCGGAATGCCTTCGCCGTCCCATGTTTGCCTTTGCGATGTGGCGAGTGCGGATTCATATTGCTCTTTTGTTATTTTTGCGCCACTCCCTCCGCATTTCCTGTGATTAATAGCCAGCTCATCAAGGAAGATTCCTGTCATTGCTCTGCCTCTTCCATAAAACATAAGTTCTCTGTCATAATCTTGCCCGATATGAGTTACATCTTTGGGCCACCCGCCACGCTTAGGCAATTCTTGAACTAACAGGTCGATAAGTTTCATTTTTTTGCTCTCCATCAATAATTTGGCTTTACGTCTTTCATTGTTAGCGGCTTCCATCCGTTTGCTATTGCAATGTCGATGCAATCCTCAAGCGTCTTTGCTTTTATTGGCTCACCAACTTCACTATCATCAAATTTTCTCTGTATTTGATAGCCATCAACAACATAGAGAATTTCCACAGAGCCATGTAGCGTGTGCATAGACTCAAGCCATTGCAGGTGGTAGCTCATTTTGTTTCTCCCAACGCTTTATTAATCGCCGCACGCGCATTATCCAGAGCGCGACGCTTGCTTGATGCTGTCCAGACTTTGCCGGATTGGTCGTCGTATATTTCCAGTAGTTGCTGTAGTGTTGCGAGTATTTCCGGTGATGCTGCGATTAATTTTGCGTTATGCCATTGTTCGGTTTTATCACCGTTATATGTTGGAGTGAACGCAATCTCAACACCAATATCCGAGATAATGTCCGGTGAGTTATCATCACCAATAACAACTTCCCATTTTCCACGCGTACCTTTAAATTCTTCCATCGCCAACCTCACTTAACATACTCAACAATTTCACACTCGCGCATCTGCACAAGACCAAATGGCGCAACCAGTTTGCCGCATTTCATAACTTTAATCTGAGACAAATCGAATGCGACGGTTTGTCCTGTGGTGAATTTTATGATTGCCATTATGCTAACTCCCCAGTTTCAGTTAGTACAACGCAAGCGCATTCAATTTCAGCATCTTCCGACTCCAGTATTCGAGATATCTTCTTAGCCTCAATAAGGCAATCAAATGTTTCGCCGTAAAAGTAAATCTCACCATCACAACCTTCAATTTCAATAGAGTACATATCAATCACCTCATTCGTTTGTGTATCTACATCATAGCCTCGCCATCCAATCTACGTCAATACCTGTTGTGATAGAATTAATTATTATTTAAACAGGAGGCAGAATGAAATTATCGCAACGCGGCATGGAGACCCTTGGAATCACCAACACCGTGGATATATCGCCTTACATCACAACCGAGACAACGCAGAATCAGTTTGATGCACTGACAAGCCTTGCCACCGACATTGGCATTGACGCTTTCCGCAAATCAACGCTTCTGAAGAAACACAATCTACGCTGCTTCTCATGTACTGTTGCGCATTTCATCGTGTGGGGCGAGAAGACTGGCGACAAAGCAAAACGCAAAGCTGAAAAAGAGGTTTACTGGTATGGCTATTAGCAAAAACATGAAGGCATTTCTGGATATGCTGGCGTACAGCGAGGGCACGGATAACGGACGACAGAAAACCAATAATCATGGTTATGATGTGATTGTTGGTGGCTCACTGTTTACCGACTATTCAGATCACCCGCGCAAGCTGATTAGCCTGCCAAAGTTGGGTATCAAATCCACTGCTGCCGGACGCTATCAGGTGCTGGCTAAATTTTATGACGCGTACAAAAAGCAACTACGCCTGCCTGACTTCTCCCCCGCATCACAGGACGCTATTGCAATGCAGCTAATCCGTGAATGCAAAGCAACCGCAGATATTGAGGCTGGGCGCATTGCTGATGCCATCCATAAATGCCGTTCCCGCTGGGCTTCATTGCCGGGTGCAGGATATGGTCAGCATGAGCAGAAACTGGATAAACTGATTGAGGTATACAAGGATGCTGGCGGAGCTGTGGCATGAAAAAGCTAAGCAACTGGTTGCTCGGCGCGTGGATTTCATTCTGCTCGCTGTTGCAGTTATGGCCTGATGCAATGATGCATGTATGGGTAATGATGCCGGACGACCTGAAAGCGGCGCTACCGCCAATCGTGGTCAAAGGTGTGAGCTACTCCATCATGCTGATTGGTATTCTCGGCAAAATGCACGGCATGAGGAAGGAGAATCGGAGGCTGCGCAATGGTGAGTGAGCAAAGAGATGCATTAGTACAGGAATGGGCGCGCATAACCAGCGGGGGAGGTGATATTGAGTCGGCGTGGCGCGCACTTAAAAAGCGCTCACAATTGGTGCAGTTTGCAACTCGCCGGTGTTTTATATGGAGACCGCACAATGATGTCGATTCTCGCTAAATATTGGCGACCGCTGGCAATTATTATAATTGTTGCCGCTGGTGCGCTGTGGGCAGCCAATAAAGTATGCAGCTATGGCGAACAGCGATACGCAGAAGGCAAGGCCCAAGCAATCTCAGACCAGAAGGCCGCAGACAAAAAAGAGGAGCAACGACGCAATGCAGAACTGCAAAAGATTCAGGCCGACGCACAGCAAAGGATTGACGCTGCGCGCAATGATGCTGTCAATGCTGCTGCTAAGTCTGGCAGGTTGCAGCAACAACTCGCAAATATCCGCAAGCAGCTCGTCGGATATTCCACCGCTGAGTCCATTGGCAATCCAGCCGCAGAAACCGGAGTTTTGCTTGCCCAGCTGCTCTCAGAATCTGTCGAGAGAAATCGACAGCTGGCAGATTACGCTGACAGGGCAAGAGAGGCAGGATTGATGTGTGAGGCGCAGTACAATTCGCTGCGTAATAAAAAAGCCCCGTAATGGGGCTTGTGTTTACTTTGCTCGCTCACGATATTCATCAAGAGCTCCTGCAATGGTTTGTATTGGGTCATGCTCCTGCCCAATAATCTCCCTGATGGATTCTTCACTGGCCGGTATCTCGCCGTCGCCAAAATAGTAACCAAGAGCAGCCATTAATTCATCATAAGCATCCATATTCATTCCTCATACAGTGGTTTAATCTCATACCCAAACATAACCGCGTTTTTGTGCTCAACGCTACCAGAAAACACGAGATAGCGCTTGCCTCGATTATCCGTAACGATGTAGGCAGATGGCTCACTCTGCTGGCAATGTTGTTGGTTCATCAGCTGACTCCTCTATTTGCTTAATCTCCCTCTCTACTTTTGATGTGAATTTAGCTACATTGCCATCAGCGCTATGCTCAACTCGAACATTGTAGCCATCAACGGCAGTGAATGCCAAGTCACCAGCATCCCCCGTGCAACTCACCATCTCAAGGTCTATAGCTTTTGCCGGGATGCGGAATTTCACCCCTCCAGATTCAATCGTAATGTCAGGAGCCACCAGATAATGTCGGTCATTATGCTTAAATACCAGGTCACTACCAACATCGCTAATCAACATGCTGGCTGGTGATATTTTTTCGATTTTCATTTTACTCCTCCACAATGCGGACTAATGAACACTCAAGGTTCGGCGCATTATAATTGCCAGCCAAAAACAGCACGCTACCAGTGCTAATCAGAACCTGTTTTGCGTTCGCCTGCGACAGATTCTGCACGATGAATTGCGCTGTCTCAGTGCCGATTTTCAGCACTGCACTACCGTCGCTGTTTAGTGATACCAGTTGCGCGGAAGTGTCAGCAATATTGGTGTAGTTCGCGTTTCGTTGCGCGATTGTGATGTCGCAGAATGACATTTTATGCTCCTGTAGTGATATGGATTTTGCCGTTTTCGCCATATGTTGCCGATTCGATTGTCACGGTGATTGTAGATACTCCATCAAAAGATGCGTCGAGATTGAAGTTAACCACGCCAGCAAGCCTGCGCCCGTCCTGATCGACAATCATGCTTCTGCCATTAACTTGCTCAATATGGGGATAAATAGGTTCGTCATGCTTAGGTAGCGGCATCATTTAATCTCCAGTTCTTTCGCGCGAATTGCGCTGTCAATGATGTCCTGTAAATCTTGTTCGTGTGATTTGTGCCCGCGATTTCCGGGCTGTAGTGCTTTTTTAATCAGGTGCTGCAACGCTGGGTTAGTGACATTCCACGCCATGAGCACATCGTACACATCAACAAATACACCCGGCTTAATCTCGTGCAGGTATTTGTTTGCAAGTTCCGCCTCATGCCATTTCCCGTCGATGCGAGCCTCGCCAACTTTAACTGGCTTGCATCGGCAATTGGTGTGACCAAAGATCGGATATCCTTCAGGCAAGAAATCGCCAACAAATGATTTGGTGCTTGCAATAAATCCGCCTCGTTTCGCGTCAGCTTCCGTCGCGCCAATGCAATCGCTGAGGTCTTGTTCGTTGGCGATCGGTTCTCGGTGGGCAAGCAGAGTGAACAGGTCTTTATTAATGGTCTTTGGATTATTAGTGAACGTCACCCACCCATTTTTATTATGAACAAAGGCGTGAGTATCCTCATGATGCGCGCCATCAAAATCATCGACTCCACCCTTAAGCAGCTTATACCTCAATGTCATTTCTCTCTCCACTTAATCATCTCGCGTCGCGGCATTGTGACGCGGTTGTATTCATCAACATTAAAATTGGCCCGAATCAAATCATACATCTCATCCTTTGGCATATCAGCCAGTGCCACATAGCAACGGGCAAAGTAGCGAACATCACGGAGTGTCAGCGGCTGCCGCTTCTCCACAATGCTGGTGATAATGTCCATCGGCTCGCGTCGTGGTCTTGGCATATTTACTACTCCTTCTCGAAAAACATCTTGACGTTTCTACATCACTTAGTCAATACTTATTGACGTAGATTGTACCACAACGAGAAAGGTGATGTGGAAATGCGATACAAAGAAATAGCGGAGAGATACCAGAAGGAAGTTCGCGAGGTTATGGAAATCCTTAACGTTCGCGAAGATACCATTAAGTATGTGGAAACTGCCATGTGTTCACTGGCACTTGAAGCGGAGGTTGCGGGTCGTGAAAAGGCTGGCGAACTTATATCTGCGATGGTTTATAGTTCAACCAGTAACAGTTGAAGATGAAGGTTATCTGTGCGTTGAGCACGTTGTTATCAAATTCTACGGGAGAAATTATAAATGGCGCATGACGAATTGTACGAAAAATCATTAATCCAGCGACTTAATGAAGTTGAGCGCACACGCGAATGGCTGGAATGCGAGCTGCGGGAAGTGCGCAACCGACTGCAACGCAAACGCAGTCAGCAGAAAGATGTTATCGACTGGTCTGGAGATACGCCTAAATTTAATAATCTTGGGGAGTGGTTGAAATGAGAAAGTTCAGCACGTTAGTTGACTTAATTCTCGCTGACATCAGGGAATCCAACGCCAGAAACAAGAAGTCAAGAAATCAACGGCAGGATATTACGTTTCGCACACTACTTAAGCAATCGATGCGTGGCAAAAAGGAATGGAGATACAGACGCGACAGAGTCCTGATAAAGCTGTGCAAGTTGAACATGAACAAGATACTTAAGGATATGACCAAATGAGCGCACCACATATGCCGATGATGAATGATGAAGGATTGCTGGAATGTCCGTTCTGCGGTAGCAATGATGCTTACAGCGACAGTCAGGGAGATGATTTTTTCGTTGCCTGCGCAGAGTGTGGCAATGGAACTGACTACTGGCTATTGCTGGATGACGCCGTAAAGAAGTGGAACACCCGCAACGGGTACCTCTACACCGCAGACGACTTCAATCAGGCAGCAGAGGAGCGCGATCATGGACTATAAATCACAAATCATGCGCGTGATTATGATGCATCCCGGCGCAACGCGTGCATACATTGAGAGGCATTGCGGAGGAAAGCATTCAAGCACTATAACGCATCGTCTGCATGAGATGCTCGCACTTGGATTCATTCGTCGCGAGAAGTCGGTGATTCGCGGTGGCAAGTGGCAGTATAAGTATTTCATCTCCGATGATTCTGCAGGAATTGATGATGCAATAAAGTGTCACCTGATTGATAACGCTGGCGCAGAGGTGAAAGAAATTAGCGCAGCCACTGGCATTGATTATCGCATCGTGAAAAGCCGCATACGCATTATGTTCCATAACGGCGATGTAACGCGAAGCTATGGCCACCACAAGAAGCTGTGGCGTTACTCATGGAAGGGGCAGGAAGTAAATGTGAGCAACCTGTTTAATTCTCTTCTTCGCAGCGTAAGAGGTCGTCATGGGGAAAACAAAACGCAAGAAGCAAGAGTATGAACCATTGCCTCCATGCGAAATGTCAGGAATGCCGCAGCAGGAGGATGTGATTCTAACTGAGGCAGAGTGGCGCAAGGTAGCGAGGGTGCAAATCATGTTCCGCAAACTTGCTGAGGAAGTACTAAATGAGATGGGCTATTAAGCACAAATCTGGCAGAACTCTGTTTGCAACATCGGATGAGTTTATTGCCAATAACCGTAAAGAGATGGGCTGGGTAGTGGAGGAAGTGAAGGTGACGAGTAGAGAGCGGTTTGAAGAGTGGATTAAGGAAGAAACAGGATTTGATTTATGGCGCACGGAATACCCAATGACAGGGTGGGATGACCAGCAGTACAAATGCCATCAAACAAACCTTGCATGGATGGCATGGCAAGCATCACGAGCAGCAATTGAGATTGAATTGCCAGAGCCGTGCTCTCCAGGTGATTTCTGTATTGATATACCAGCACAAGCACACCATGAAGTTATTGAAGCAATCGAAAACGCAGGATTAAAGGTGAAAAAATGATTATCCAGTTAAACGACATTATGAAAGCAGATATCATTCAGCTTGAAGATTATGATATGCAACTGGCGTTTGAAATCGAAACTGTCGAGCGTCAATTGCAATATGCAGATAAGAAGAACGATCGCGTATGGCATGAGAAGGCGCTCAAGGCACGCGATCACATGAGGCGCACGCGAGCACTTATTAAAACGCGACTGGATAAGCTGTATTTTGGCGAGGAAAGAATGATCCACGGGGCTATATTGGCGCAAATACGCAAGGAAATGCCTATTGGCAAGTTTATGTCATACGTACATCGCGCAAAACAGGAGGCTGGGTTATGATTCCATTGCTATGGATATTATCAGCATACGCATTCGCAAGGGTATTTGAGGCTGACACTCTGTACCAGATGATTTGCTATGGCGCTCTGTTCTGCCTTTCAGGCGCTGCGCTAGCATTCATGGATGATGTGATTTCAGAATAACACCGTATATCTTTTGTTCATCATGGGCTGCTATCATTTAATCAGGAGGTAGCCCATGAACATAATCCCTATCACTTACTTTCTCACGCTCTACGCACTCACCGATTCGCCATTATTTGCACTGGCTACCGCCTCATGGTGCTACATCTCCCTGTGTTATAATTCGACCACAAACTAACCGTGGAGAGTTAACCATGATTGTCAAGATTGGCGACAAGTGGGTGGTCAAGTCGAAAGACGGCTCACAGCAATTTGGCGAGTACGACACAGAAGAAGCCGCCAAAAAACGCCTTGCAGAAGTGGAGGCGTTTAAGCACATGAATAATAAATTGCAGGTTAACGTCCTGACGACTATCAATTCAGCCAGTAATATCAGTGAGCAAATCATTGATGGCGACCCTCACTACGTAATTAAAAACGTCGTGCCAGTGGTTGACGATGTCGTGATGAACAATGGACTGTATCCGGGCGAGGAAATCCGCAAGAGCTATCACGGACTTGATGGTAGGCCTGCACCATACAACCACCCGATGATTGATGGCAAATATGTCTCTGCAAGCATGACTCGCGCCGCCAATCAGTTCAGCGTTGGTGCATGGATTGAAAACTCATCACACGACGGCAGCAGGGCACTGGTAGACCTGAAGGTTAACAAAGTTATTGCTGAACGCTCAGAGAAAGGTCAGGAGTTGCTCGGACGTATTGAGGCTCTGATGAACTCCGCAGAAGGTGCTGAACCAATCCATGTGTCCACTGGCTTGTTGCTCAACCGCGAGGCTGCGGAAGGCACAAGCAAAGGCAAAAAATACTCATGGATTGCCCGTAACATGGAGTGGGATCATCTCGCCATTCTGCCGCCGGGAGTACCAGGAGCTGGAACGCCAGAAGATGGTGTTGGCATCTTTGCCACCAATGGTGAGCAAATCGAACGCATCACTGTAAACCTTGAGGATTCAACCGTGCCAGACGAAAGCGCCAACAAGATTAATTATAAATCGTGGCTGCATAAGGCCATCAACTACATCACCAACAAATCAGACCTGTCGTTTGAGAACATCAGTGAGCAGATTCGCCAGATTCTGAAGGCTGAAGTCGGCGAAGATGTCTGGCCTTATATCGTGGCTGTGTACGACGATCGCGTCGGGTTCGAAATCAAAGGCCAGATTTTTCAGCAGTTCTACATCGTTGAAGATGATGTGGTAAAATTGGTCGGTGAGCGGGTCAAGGCTGTTTATAAGACTGAACTTGAGCCGGTAAAATCAACTGAAGGGGAAATCTCAATGACGAACGAGGAATTACAGGCGGTACTCGCTGAAGCCCTCAAGCCGGTTCAGGAATCGTTGACAGCTGTCAACCAGAAGCTGACCGACATCGAAGCTGAAAACGTTAAGCTGAAAGAGCAATTGCAGGCGAATACCGAGCAGGAAGAAACCGCGATGCGTGCTGCTATCATCGCTGAACTGAAACTGCCGGAATCCGCTGTGAATGCGCTGAAAGGCGAAGCGCTGCGTGAAACCTATGCGCTGACCAGCAAACCTGCCGCGCTGAAGGGTGGCTTCCAGCCGAACCACGCTGATGACGATTTTGATATGGAGGCACCTGAATAATGGCTACTATCCGTTATGGCACCATCATTGGTGGCCCAGCTCGCAAGAACGACCCGCAGATTCGCGAAGGCATCATGAACGCCGCATTGCAGCCGGGCGCACTGGTAACTTTTAACGATGACGACAAAATCATCGCGCACGCTACCGCTGGCGGTCATGGCTTCCCTTACGTGCTTCAGCATAACTACCTCGGTGGTGGTGATGTATCTGAAGCGGTTCCTGCCAATGCTACTGGCATGGCTGTGCAGTGCGAATTTGGCGTTACCTATCATGCGCTGGTTGCGCAGGGTTCTGCGCTGAAGAAAGGCACTCCGCTGGCAAGCAATGGCGCTGGCGCGCTGAAGGTTGCTGGCAATGGGGACAACATCCTGTTCTATTCTTATGAAACTTACACCGTTGCCTCTGATGGCGCTGAGCTGGTTGCAGTTCGTCGCGCGGGCAATGCTTCCATGCCTGCTGGAGCTTAATAATGGAAAAGATTATTTTTACCAAAGACTTGGTAGCCAACTCCGCAGTAGTGGCTGACCAGTGGAAACATCTTACCATCGACCGCAAGGTGTTCTGCAATGCAGAAGCTGAGCTGGCGAAAACTTACGGCGTTAACGCCACCGCACTGGTAACGAAAGATTACTGGCGCGATGTGGACAACGTCACTACCCGCGTTTTTCGTAACGAAGCTGGTCAGGACATGATGGCTGACCTGATGGGTATCGCGGCAAACATCAACATCGGTAAGACCGTGGCAATCAGCCGCATCGCTTCTGATGCTGGTAAAGTCGTCCGCACTCTGTCTGGTCAGGAGCCGGAAGATTTGGATAAAACTCGCTACGATTACACTGGCGATGTGATTCCAATCTTCAAAACTGGCTACAGCCGCGAATGGCGTGAACTGCTGGGTATGCAGTCTGAAGGTTTTGACCCACTACTGGACGATCAGGCTAACGTCACCTTTAACCTGCGTTCCGATATGGCGCAGTACCTGCTGACTGGCGACCAGACTCTGAACGTGAACGGCGTTTACACTGGTTACGGTATCACCAACCACCCGAACACTGTTCAGGTTAACCTGAACGTTTCCGGTGGCCTGAATATCGACCTGCAAACCGCAACGCCAGACGAAATCGTGAAATTCTTCAATCAGGATTTCCAGGCTATTCTGGATGCGCAGAACGTATTTGAGCAGGTAACTCTGTGGGTTTCCCCGGCAGTACGTCGCAGCTTCATGCGTCCGTATTCTGATGCGGCTGGCTTCAAAGGCGGCACCGTTGAGCAGTACATCACGCAGTTTGGCAACGGTCGCATCGGCAAGATCGGCACCAACTTCCTGCTGACCGGCAACCATTTCGTTGGTTACGTTCGCAACGACATGTACATCCGTCCGCGTGTTGCTCAGCCTGTTTCCACCTACGCGGCTGCCCGTGCCAACCCGCACGATAACTTTAACTTCCTCGTGTGGTCAGCTTTTGGCCTGCAAATCCGTAAGGATTTCACTGGTAAGTCCAAAGTGTTCAACGGCTACGGTACGCAAACTCCGCTGTAATAAAAAAGAGGGGCTTCGGCCCCTTTATGAATTTGAGGTGAATAATGGCTAAATACGAAGTCATCGCACGCGGAATCTTTGTTAAAGAGAAAGGCAAGATTCGTGAATTGCAGCTTGGCGAGGTGATTACCGAACCAGACGAGCATCTCCTACCAAAGCTGCGCGTTATGCCAGAGCTGAAAAAGTCTTTCGAAGTCGCAACCCCACAACAAAAGACGACAAAGAAAAAGAAAGCAGAGTAAAAAGAAAAGCCCCATGAAGGGGCTTTTTATTGCTACAGACGCATAGGCATAACAACAACCTTCGCAGTCTCTCCAGATGGCGCACTAAGGCAGCAAACTGCGGCATCTGTGCTCCCATTCAGTTCAAATTTGACACCGCAGAATTTAGGATTAAACAGTTTCGCCACTTTCTCAATATCGACAAGGTAGCCAGCATTAAATCCAATCTCCTCTGCTGCTTTCGCTTCCTTCGGTATCACGCGATCAATATCAGGGAATCGACCATCAATCTCTTCGCAGATACCAGCACCAACCATCTTGCCAGCTTTATCATGATACGTTGCAATTTTCGACTCGGTATCAATGATGGCGTAGTCATAGCGTTTTGTTGGAGATTTGCCAATCTTGATAATCACATTTTCTGTCAGTTTGTTGTCATGACTGCCACCAATGAATGCGCGATGACCGTCAGTTGATGAAATGCGACCATCAGTCATGAAGCAAATACCGTTAAGGTAATATCGCACATCATTGCGAGCCTGAAATATTAATGCTGATTCAAGTAATAATTTGCTGATTTTTAGTTTCATCACTTCACCTTAATCATGTGTTGTTTTGCAACCTTCATGCATTCTTCAAAAATGCCGCCCTTCTTTGCGCTCTGATTGCGTCTGTAATACTGGATTGCCGCATCAATTGCCATCTGGTCGATTTCAGGCAGTTTGGCGCGAAGTTGTTTTTCGATGAATTGCTCAGCGTTCATTGTTCTCGCCTGCCATAAATTCAATGAATTGTTTTGTGCACTTCAGGCAAAGCCACTTGCATTCCTGAATGTTAATCCCTCCGCAGTCTTGGCCAATACTCCCCTTGTATGCGACGGTAAGTTCTCCGCGCTCACCATCAATATACTCATCAGGATTTTTGGTTTCATATCCGCATCTGTCACACTTATGGATTGTTATGGTTATTTTCGCCATCACATCTTCTCCAGAATTGCCATAACCTCATGAATATCAGCAACAGGAATCTGAATAAACTCCTCATCCTCTGCTGCCACATGACCAGCTGGAAGAATTACATGGTCGGCTGGCTTCAATAACTCAACCAGACGGTCTACTGGCTTAATCTTTTTCGATTTCAGCACCTTCGCTGTTACCTTGTCCTTGCCTTGTGCTTTAGCTTCTTCAACAGCCTCGTCGATAACTTTAACCGCATCATCGCCATGTTCGCGCGTTACTGCTACGGCATTTGCATAGCTGATTTGCCCGGCACTGATGCGCGCTTTTACTTCCGCTGGAACATCACCCAGTGACAGATGCATTTGCACGTCAGATACCGAACGACCTACCTTCTTAGCAATTTCTTCATTAGTCCAGCCAAATCCTTTCAGTCGTGTGTAAGCCTTTGCGCGCTCAAACGGGTCAAGTTGCTTGCCCTGACTGGATGACACCATAAAGGCGATTTTGTCAGCCTCGTCGCCAGTGAAATCCTTGCACTCAATACGAACGATTGGCGCTCCACGCTCAATGGCACGCAATGCACCGAGATAGCGATGCTGACCATCAAGAATGCGGATTCCCTTCTCGTCAGGAATAACTGTTAATGCTGGTAATGGCTGACCTGATTCCCAGCACTGCGCGAAATATTCCACATGCTGTTCGTCAGCTTCGCGGATGTTGTATCCCGGCTCAAGATAGATTTGCTCCACTGGCACGAGATAGGTTTTGTTGACAGCGATGCCGTTACGCGTTTCTTTGTCTGAATAGATTTTGCTGAGTGTTTTCATCTCATTCACCACTTTCTTCTAATAAAAGTTCATAGTTTGCAATGTATGCATTGGCCAGATGATACATTAGTTCAGCAGCGCCGCGTTCTGGACCGCTGAAGTCATCAATAGAACCAGCGTTGCTGATTGCATCAACACAATCACGGAAATCAATCACGGCATTACGGAACATACAGTAGTACATGTTTGCCATGATTATTCCTCGCCACCAGAATTAACAATGTCGTAAAATTGACCATAGGTGATCTGCTTGAAATTATCCGGTATCGTTACCTTGCCGTGGCCTTCATCGTTTGTATTTGGCACAGCAAAAATCAGGCAATCATCCTTTTGCGGGTGTTTACCGCCATAAGTAGACAGCATTGCAAAACCAAATCCGCGACCAGATTTCTCTCCGATTCCGGTGCGTGCGATGCCATAATGGTTAACAATGTAGTCCTTCCATTCTGGCAGTAACTTTAATTTCTCGTTTGCCTCTCGCATCACTGCGTCCAGCTTTTTGTTGTATTCCCGCCCGTCCTTTGTATTTCCTTTTCCGCGAGCCACAATTACACGCTGACCTTCCCAAAGGTCTTCACGCTTTATTGTCACTTGGCACGGAAATTCAAACTGCTTACTCCACACAAAGCTCTCAAGTAAGCCACCACCGACACCACCCCAGCTGCGTGTTGTAGTGAAAGCTACAGCACCAACCTTTTTCATGGCGTCGCCGAGAATTTCATTGCGCTGATTCAAAATGTCGTCATATGCGTCGATGACCTTCTTTACGTCTGCGCCTTCAACCATGTAATAGTCATAATGTTTTGCGTTACTGCTCATCTCATCACCTCTAACATTTATTGTTGTTTCTACATCACTAACTATAAACTCCACGCCAATCTACGTCAACTGGAATATGCTAAAATCATGCTAATCAAACAACAGGAGATTTAAACATGGGTTCAACAAGCGGTCCGTCTCGTTCACGCGCCACTGGCAATGCAAAAACTGGCGGCAAAACTGGCATAGTGAAGCCAAATGGTTCCACCCGCTCACCATCGCGCGGTAAGAAATAATGTTCGGCGCAGACGTTGCCATCATTATCATGTATGTGCTGGGTTTCGCTTGCACTGGCATGGTCGCGTTTCTGGTGTTCATTCCGGCAATGGTGATGTCTGTGTATCTTGGATGGGTGTTTGTTGATTCATTTCCCGCCGAATATCTGTATTACCTTGCGCAGTCTATGGTCTGGTTATTCCCGGCTATTGCGCTGCGCAAAAGTACAAAGATGGCGCTCTGCGTGCTGACGATGAGCCTTTACGAATGGCTGGTAGCGATAGAGTCATTCGTATGGGAATTTATCACGCCTGTAGAAACGCCGCTTCATGCGCAGTACGCATTTATTATTATCGGCATCCATCTGTTCATCCTTTCCATCACTTTTAAATGGGGCGGCGAAATTGGACATTATTCTTGGCGTGGTCGCCATCGTTTTTTCGCTGATTCAAATCTATAAGTGCTGGAAACATATCATCAGCGAGACACGCAATGAACGGAGCACTAAGACAAGTCGCAGAGCAAGTTATAAGCGGGACGACGGGGCAGGTGATTGACAAGGCCGGATACGCTTCTATCGGCACAGGTATCGGTCTGAAAGTTGCAGAGCAAACACCTGTCACGCAATCTTATTTTGAGGCTATGATTCCACACAGCCTGACAGAGTGGGCGGCAGTAGCGTCAATCCTCGGCGCTCTGTCTCTGGTAATAAAGAATCTGTTTGAAATGTGGTGGAAGGTACGGGAGTCGAAGAAAAATGGCAGCACCAACACCTGAAGAACTGGTTAGCCAGATGGCATCGCGCGGGATGACCATCACCACGACAGATGCGTCTGGCATTCTGTGCCTTGCGGCATCAATCAGCGAATGCCTTGAGCTGAACTATCCAAACGATGAATGCCGACAAAATGCGATCATGCTGTGGGCTTCCATCCTGATTAGCGCAAACACAGCAGGTCGCTACGTTACCAGTCAGAGCGCACCATCTGGCGCATCACAATCATTCGCGTATGGCAGCAAGCCGTGGGTGGCACTGTACAATCAGATGAAGCTACTGGACACAGCCGGATGCACTGGCGATTTAGTGGAAGACCCTGATGGAAGCGGTAAGCCGTGGTTTGCGGTTGTGCGTGGGAGTAAGTGCAAATGAAGAGAGTGATGGCTGTATATCAGATTGAAAATACAATAACCAAAGAGATTTATGTTGGTTCAACAATAAACTACATCAATAGAATTGCTGTGCATCGATACAAAATGAGGAATGGCATGCACAGCCCACACAGGTTGTATAATGATGGAGCAAAATATGGCGAGTCATTATTCAGATTTTCAATTCTTGAAATTGTTAACGATGAATCAATGCTGCTTAGTAGAGAGCAATTCTACATAGACAAGCTAAATCCTCAATATAATATAGCAAAAATAGCCGGTACGTGCTTGGGAGTTCAGGCAACAGATGTGGCTAAAGCTAAAATGAGCAAAAGCAGGATGGGAAAGAATAACTGCTGGCATGGGAAAACACCACCTTGCTCTATGGGCCCAAAAACAGAAGAAACAAGAAAGAAAATATCGCAATCAAGAATTGGCGAGAAAAACCCAATGTTCGGCAGGACTCCAAAACACGCTAAGTTAACTGATGACCAGGTTAGGGAGGTGAGAACCAGACTAGCAAATGGAGAGCGCTCACAATCACTTGCTGATGAGTTTGGCGTGTCTAAAGGTGCTATCCAGCACATCAAGAAAAATCGCTCATATAGGAATGTTTTATGACCTCAATCTCTCGGTTCTCCTATACGCAACCATGCACCATCTGGCATAAGAGCGGCACGGACAAGTACGGCAAGCCAACTTTTGACGCGCCAGTAAGTATCATGTGTGATTACGGCTTTAACGATGATATATCGACCGATGCGAAAGGCAATGAGATTGTGCAGAAGAATACTTTCTGGACAGAATACACTGGCGCTAATGTTGGTGATTACATCATGATTGGCACGACAACAGAAGCTGACCCGCTGGCGGCTGGCGCAAATCAGATTCTGAATGTGATTAATTATGGCAATACGTTCAATCGTGCTGAGCCGCCTGATTTTGCACTGGTGACATAATGCCAGCGAAATTAAGAGGCGTCCGCCAAGCCGTAGAAAGAACATCGCAGATTGTGGATGAGATAATCGCCACGAAAGCTGTGCGTGCAATCAAGTCAGCGACATACATCATCCGCACCGAATCAGCCACGCTAACGCCAATCGATACATCAACTCTGATTAACAGTCAGTTTGATACCGTGGAAGTTAGCGGAACGCGAATCACTGGCAAGGTTGGCTATTCTGCGAAATACGCGCTGTATGTCCACAATGCCAGCGGTAAACTCGCAGGCAAACCGCGCAGCAATGGTAACGGTACATACTGGTCGCCGGGCGGTGAACCGCAATTTTTAACCAAAGGGGCGCAGCGCACAAAAGACCTTGTTGATGGCGTGATTAAGAAGGAGATGAAACTGTGAATATGCTTGAGATGGTTGATGCATATCTTCAGGATGCCGGATTATATGATGGCTGGACTTCGCAGTTGCAGTTCTGGAATGACACCGGAGATGGAAGCGAGCAATTTATTGTTCTGCAATCCAATGGGGGTACACAGGTAATGGATGGTCTCGGCGGTGACTTCTATTTCTCGTTGTATGTTGTCGGCAAGCAGGGGCAATATAACGTTCAGGATGTTGACGCTAAAGCCAACGAGATTATCGAATACATCAAGACGCATCCGATTGATTCATGCGTTAACTACATTCAGTTGCAAGCGCCACTTGGAAGGCCGATGTTAACGGAAGAGAAGCGGCCTGTTCATGAGTTGCTTTTACGGGTTGTGAAATAAATAAAGCCGCACTTGGCGGCTTTTAATTTGGTGGACACGGACGGACTTGAACCTTCAATCAGCCGATTATGAGTCGGTTGCTTTAACCAATTAAGCTACGCGTCCATAAATGCTGGTTTAAGCATTGCCAGCGTGCTTTCTTAATATCCAGCCCCGTAACCCATACATACCCCTACATATGATTGCGATAATGCTGGATATTAAGTGCTGTGGTGGCCGGTGCTGATCTCCGGCTTAGGTGCGAAACGGCACGGGTTTACGTACTGGATTCGCCGCATTTTTATAGCGCATCAGCCTGCGCATTCACCACAACGGAAAGAGCACTGCGCGGCAACTTTCACCAAATCCGCGAGGTCTACGGGTTCAATGCTCTTACCTGTTGCGTGCCGGTTACGCGTCCGGCGTCTTTCGACCGCTAATTGTAATTGAAGGATTGGATGTAATTAAATGAAATCATGGAACCAATCTCTGTTAAATCCTAATCTACACCACAAAATAATCACTGTCAACACCTGTGATATAATCACCACGTTAGCAGCTAACACAATTCGGAGATCGAAATGGCTATTTGTGCAAATGATAAAGGCGTTCTGGTCGGTCGCATGACCCGACTGTTCCTTGCTGAAGGGTGCGGCGACGCAGTTCCTGATGCAGAAGACTGGAAGTATTTAGGTTCAACCACCAGCAAAGGCGTTGACTACTCTCCGCAGACTACCACGTCGGAGGCGGATACTGCTGGCGGTTTTGTTTCCACTCTCGTTACCAGCTCTGATATGACCATCAGCGCAGAGGTTGAAATCCGCAAGAATGACCCGAGCGATGAGTTTGGTTTCCATCGGCTTGTTGAGATTTACGCCACTGAACTGAAAGCTCGTCGTCAGCCTTCCTTGTGGGTGCGTGAGGTCACTGGTGCGACTATCGTTACCGCGTACTGCAACATCACCAGCATCAGCTACGAAGGTGGCACTAACGACATCGTAACCGGCAGCCTTGAGTTCAAGGTTTACGATTCTGACAGCGTTACCGTAGAAAGCCTTGAGCCTCTGGCATTCACTACCGACCTGCAATCAACTGGCAGCACTGGCAGCCCGTTAACTGTTGCTGTTGAAGGTGGTGTCGCACCATACACCTACGTTTGGCGCAAAGATGGTGTGGTTGTTGGCGGTGAGTCTGGCGCATCACTGGCAAACCCTACAGCTGGCGTGTATACCGTCACGGTAACTGACTCGTCTACTGACCCGGAAATTATTATCAGTACAGCTTGCACCGTATCCTGATAAAGAAAAAGCCCCGAAAGGGGCTTTGTTTTATTCTTGTGGTGGCTCTGGTAGTGGCATCCAGTGGGTGATATCATCAGGACAGACTGTTCGATAGCCACCATCCACCCAACTATCCCAATACCCATCGCAATCTAACCACATAACCTCCACATAAATTCCATCTGTAACAAGAACATCGATAAAGTCATCAGGCGTCCGCTCACTACACTTAATCCACTTGCTCATATCACCTTATCCTCATCAAAAATCACACCAATCACACGAAGCAAGTCTTTCGCCATCCGTTCAGCTTCTTCGTAGTCATAACCTGCATCGACATACAAATCAGTGTAGAAAATCAGGTCTGCTTTTGTCTGCTCGTTCATTTCTTGTCGCCACTGTTAACTAATGCCCAAACAAGTGCTGCAACCCACCCAATAAAGCTCCATCCGACAAGAATATTCAATACACAGATTGCGGTCGTATTTGTGTGCTTTCTTTGCAATGCCACAAATGACGGGAGAAGATAAGCGAATATCACCAAACCAACAAAAAACAACAAAATAACAACGTCCATAGCTAACCTCAACTGTTAATAACTTGTTTATATTACATGCCGTTCTTTTCGCACAAAGCAACAGATACATCACGCAATTGCTCTTTAGTCATATCCTTGCGTGCATAAACCATTTCTACGATAGCAAGTCCGATTATTTCTGCTGATTCGTTGTTTTTTGCTGAGCCTTTTACTACCACCTCGGCAAGATTCTTGCTGATACCGTTATCGCGAGCATCGGCAGTGTTCATGGCGATTTCCCCGATGTTTTTGCAAACCTCAGAGGTTGCGCTTACCGCAAAGGAGGAAGTAAATAGCACTGATGCAATCAACGTTTTAATTTTCATAACTCACCTCATTTATTCATCACTCGTTTCGATGACTTGAATCTACATCACCACCTCACAGGTGTCAACACCACTGAGATGATATAATCAACATCAGTCAAATTCAGGATGCAAAACATGAGCAATCGCACGCCACTAACAGAAATCGGGGAGATGCGCATCTCGCTTTCCGACAGGAGTTTTTTCTTTAAGCCATCATTCCGCGCTATGAATGAAATCGGCACACCAAAAGAAATCGTAGAGGTGTACGCCAGACTCAACGGCATTGATTATGTTGCGCCATTGCAGCACGTCGAATACCTGCCATTTGGTGCGCAGATGCATGTCATGAAGACCATCAGCAAGCCTGTTTATGGTCGTCATGTGCTTAGTGCGGCCTATATCGTCATGCAGTCATGTTGTGAGGATGATGTTTCCGTGCTGATTGGTGGATGGAAGCCAACACCGCGCGGCGTGCGATATGTTCCAGGCATCATGCCAGTGAGCGACATTATTATTATTGCGCGCAACCTGATGCAGCATGGCATCATCGGTAAGTCACCACTCAAAGTACCTGAACGTCTGGAAGAGCAAGGCAAGAAAACAACAAACGAGTTTCATGCGTCGCAATACATCATCTCAGCACGCACGCATTTCGACATGACGCGTAATGAGGCTGAAAACCTGTCTATGACAGAGTTTCAGATGATGATTAAGAATAAATATCCAGAGCCGAAAGGGTTAACGAAAGAAGAGCGCGCGGCAGAGTACGATCAGGCTAAAGCAGACCGTGAGCGCATGAAGGCACTGGCTGAACGCAAAGCGAAAAAAGCGAGGAATACATAATGGCTGAAGAAGTCGGCGGAATTGTCTATGAAGTCGGGATGGATGTTAAAGGCCTGAAAGCTGGCGCGACAACAGCCAATAAGACTTTAGATGACCTTGAATCATCAACCAACAAAACCACAAGCGCGCTTGGCAAGCTGGATAAAAATGCCAGAAATGCTGGCAGCGGAATGAAGAATGCTGGCGGCGCAGCTTCAGGACTCAAGACCAGTATGTCGATGCTGGCTGGCGCAATATCCGTGTCACTGATTATCGAGTGGGGCAAGCGATTCCTTGAGGTTGCAGATAACATGACACAGCTTCAGGCAAGGATTGCTCGCCTGTCAACTGATGCGAAAACCGCGAATGAAACATTCAGCACACTGGCAAATATCGCCTCAACCACTGGAGCAAGCCTCAGCGACACCACGAAGCTGTGGGAAACATTGACGTCATCACTGAAAGAGGCTGGCGCAACAAATGCGCAGGTTCTTAACCTTACAGATACCCTGCAAAAAATAGGTAGAATCGGCGGATCATCAACTGAAGAAATGGCTAACGCCTTACGTCAGTTCGGTCAGTCAATCGCATCTGGTACAATCCGCGCCGAAGAATTTAACTCCATTCTTGAGCAGATGCCTGAACTTGCACGCCAGATTGCGTCTGGGCTTGGCATTTCAATGGGTGAGCTTCGAGCCAGAATGCTTGACGGCAAACTGACGGCGGAAGATGCACTGAACGCCATTCAGGACAGAACAAGCGTCGTCAATGCTGAGTTTGAAAAACTTCCTCGCACAATGGATCAGGCCGTTGGTTCTCTTGAGGTTTCATTCTCCAAACTTGTGGTTGCTGTTAACGATGCGACTGGCGCATCAAAAACAGCAGTAGAGATTATCGACCAGCTGGCAAAATACATTGATTTCCTAGGTGACAAATCAACCAGCACAAGCGATAAGGTTTTATCTCTCGCCACGGTTATCTCGAAGTTAAACCCCGGCGCATGGGCGCAAATGGGAGTTGATGCGCTTTTTGGTGATGACGATATTGAAAAGCAAAAGCAATATAACGAACAGGTTGAGCGATTCGTTAAGGCATCGGCGGAAGGTTACGAACAGACAAAAAAACAGGCTGAAGCAACAAAACACCTGAAGATTGCACAAGCACCAACAAAAGACAAAAAAGGAAAAGGAAAGGGCAAAAGCGCCGAAGAGCGACAAGCTGAGTCAGTCGCTGAAAAGCTGGAGAAATTACGCCAGCAAACCATGCTCAATGCAACATCTACCAGCGAACTATCCCGCGAGCAAGCCATCCTCAATGCGCAGCAATCGCTTGGCAAAGCCGCCACTCAGGAGCAAATAAAACTGGCTGGTGAGTACGCTGCACAGATTTGGGATCAGAAAAATGCACTGAAGGAGCAGGCTGCTGCGGAGAAGAAAAGGATAGATGCAGTAAAAGGTTACAGCGCATTAAAATCGCAAACCTCACCAATGTTTGCTGTTGAAACGTCATATCAGAAGGATATGGCTGATTTGGATGCGTATGCCAAAGCATATCCTCAAAAGATGGCAGAGATACAGCAAACCAGAGCTACCATTGAAGAGCAGTACAGACAGCAAAGAATTGATGCCATGTGGCAGGAATGGAGCCAGCAGAATGCAGCCACACAAGCAGCCGCAGCAGCATTTGATGCTTTTGGGCAGACGGCTGGAAACGCGCTAACTGGCATCCTCACTGGCTCAATGTCTGTATCAGATGCTCTGCGATCAATTGGTTCAAACATCCTGTCCAGTGTCATCAATGCGTTTGTGCAAATGGGTATTCAGTGGGCGCAGTCGGTGATAATGGGTCAAGCTGGCATGGCGGCGGCTTCTGCTGCAACAATTGCTCAAGCTGCAGCAATATCGGCCGCAATGGCTCCCGCCGCAGCAATGACATCTCTCGCAACTGCTGGCACAAACTCAGCGCCCGCTATGGCTGGCATGTCTGCAACAGTTGGTCTTGCAAAAACGCTATCCATTGCTGGCGCTCTGAAAAACGGTGGTCCCGCGCAGGAAGGTTCAATGTACCGCGTCGGCGAGAACAACCTACCTGAGATATTCCAGGCGTCAAACGGTCATCAGTACATGATACCGGGCGATAGTGGTCGTGTTATCAGCAACAAAGACATTACCGGAGGTGGCAGTGGCGTTGTGGTTTATAATAACGTCATCAATAACAGCTCAGCGCAGGTTAGCAGCAGCGCCAGAGATAACGGTGACGGCAGCGTGACAATTGAGACGATTGTGAGTGATATCGAAAATAACGGCGCGATAGGGCAGGCTATTTCAAGAAATTACTCAACAAACCGGAGAGCAACCGAATAATGGCTATCATCAAATACCCTGACTGGCTGCCACTAGCTCAGCGAGCCAGTAAAAACCTGACACAGCAAACTCCGTTCCGCAGCGACCAGCCCGCTGTTGGAGCGCCGATTTTCCAGAAGTTGACAACTGATATTGCGGCGACATGGAGCCTGACGTGGGTTTTTACGCTGGCAGAAGAACGCGCATTTATCCAGTGGTTGCGTAGTCCGAACTACCTCAACAAAGCAAACAACTGGTTCACCATGATGATTGACCTCGGCGGCAGCGGATTACAGGAGCAGACGCTGCATTTTACCGATTATCCGGTGCAGACCAGTATTGATGGTGGTGTGGTTACGTGGACTGGCAATGTTATAGCTAAGAAACTCAATAACACGATGGATGAGTTTGATGATGTTCTGGTTGAACTGGATTACAGATGGTTCGGATGGTTGGATGAAGTCGTTAACCGTGACCTGCCGGAGTACCCATAATGCCATCATTACGCGACTACAAAGCAAAGCGCCCTAACTGGGCGTTATTCGACACGATAACGTTTTACCATTCATCATTTGGTTACGTTCGGCTTGTGGCTAACGTGCTGGATGAAATGGTGCTTGGCGGTGAGACTTATCTGCCAGTGCGAATGGACATCACGCAGTCCCAGCAGTCGAACACGCCAGCCATTAACGCAACCGTCAAGTTTGCCCGTCTGGCTAATGACTTTAAGCAATACCTGAAGTTGTGGACTGGTTCCGGTCGCATTGAGCCAATCAGCGCGCTGTATCAGCGATTTGAAGAGACTGACACGAACACACCACTGAAGCCATATCGCCTGTATGTCAGCGATGTGGCTATGGATGGTTCTGATGTTACCGTTACGCTGTCAATCAAAAACCCAATCAAAGGAAACGTGGCAAAACTTTATGACATCGCTCAATTCCCCGGTCTTCGCAATGTCTGATGAAGAATTTGCGCAGTTAATGTTTGGCAAACCGTACAAGGACAGATGCTGCCATGTTGATGCCGTTGATTGCTGGGGGCTGGTGGTACTTTATTACCGCCTGTGCCGTGGAATCAATATTCATCATGACGACAGTTATGATAATGGCGGTGCTTTTGTTACCTGTTTCGATAGCGAAGTGACGTTCTGGAAGGACACGCAATCACCAGCAACAGGCGATGTTGTCGTGGCATATCGCGGTAACGTCCCTGTGCACATCGCCATGATATGGGGTCATGATAGAATACTTCATGCGCGAGAGAAAACGGCAGTAAGATTTGACAGGCTGCGAACACTCGAAAAAATATCAACAAAGTTAAGGTTTCTCACCTATGCCAGTAATTCATGTACAGAAGATGCCGGGCACACCGAAAGAAACGGGCATTGTGCCAGCTGGAACAAACCTGTGGAAGTGGCTGGATAAATCAAACCTGCCAGTCAGCATTTCAATTTCAGTAAATGGCAGAGTGCTTGGTGAAGATGATGAGCTTTCTTTCTGCCTGCGCGATGGCGATGTGGTCAACGTTTATTGCCAGCCGTCAGGCGCAATTGGAGACCTTATCGGCGCGATACTGAAACCAGTAACGAAGATTTTCTCCTTCCTTACACCAAAAGTATCCACACCAAAAACTGATACCAGTTCGAAAACATCACCGAATACCAGCCTTAAGGCGCAGACTAACATTGCGCGCAACGGCGAGGCGAGACCTGATAACTTCGGACAGATTCGAGCGTTTCCTGATTTGCTTCAGGAATCATTGTTTGAATACATCAATAACATTAAATACGTCACTGAGTTCATGAATTTTGGCCTCGGTAAATATGATGTTTCCTCTGTGCGTTATTCTGAATCAAACCTCGGTTCGCTGGCTGGCGCGAGTTACACCATTTATCAGCCGGGAGAAGTTATTCCGGTTGTGTATGAGCCGTATGCATTTGATGATGTTGATGGGCAGGAACTGTACGGTCCAAACGAACTGGACACTGACCCGCCGCCAGTGGTCATTGAAACTGCGACAACAACCACGGTTACAGAAACAGAATTTGCTGGTGGTCAGATAGCTATCAAGATACCGAAGGATTCGGCATTTGATTACTTCGTTGACCTAACCATGCCTCATGATGTGGTATTCAAGCTGAATATCACTTACGCACAAGGCGGTGGCGCATCTGTTACAGAAAACGTCACGCTATCAGGAAGACTTGTCTCCGCAACCGAGGCTGATGATGGTGGGTTGCCACCAGTAAACTACTGGTACACATTTATTATTAACAGCATCAACTACTCAGGCGCGCCAATATCATCACTGAACGGCGTGACGATTAACAACACCTATTTCAACCTGACAGATAACCAGCCGATTGTTTCCGGTCCGTACTTTTCACCGATTGATGGTGATCAGCTTTGGGTGCACCTGCAACACCAGACAAATGACGGCAATGATTTCAGCGTGCTCATTGAGTGGTGGAAGATTGACGACGATAACGTTCAGATTCCCGGAACGTATCAGTCGATGAACTATTATCAGGACGTGGACAGAAACGATACGTTCTACTACACGATCAAGTTAACGCCATCCGCTGGCACCGGTCGCTATGCGATTCAGATGCGGAGAACAAACAATAGTTCAGACACATCAATACTTCAGCTTGAGGAGATTCACTCAATCGTCACTCGCACCAACGTTTCGTATCCAGATGACACCGTGGTTAAGGTTGTCGTGCGAGCAACCGAGAACGCAACAGGCAGCCGTGACAGGAAATATAATGCGTTAATTACGCGTCACACCATCGGATACAACCGTGATACCGGAACTGTGCGTTACACGCTTGCGCCATCCCGTAGCTTTGCTGATGCTGTTCTGCATAACTGGCTGATTACTGCTGGCAATCCAGAGGGCACAATCGACATCGTGAAGCTGTATGAAATTGCTGACAGCCTGCCTGATGAGCGACTTGGTTATTTCGATTACACGTTTGATGATGAGGATAAAAGCATCGGTGAACGACTGCAAACAATATGCGATGCAGCGCGTGTAACTGCATTTTGGGACGATGGCGTAATGAGTTTCTCTCGTGATGAAAAACGAGAATATCCAGCAACTGTATTTAACACCAGAAACACACAGAGCGATGGCTACAAACTGAGTTATGACATTAGCCTGCCCGGAACCTACGATGGTGTTAACGTAGAATATCGCGACCCAACAACAAATAAGCAGGCTAACGTTTACTATCGCATCACAGATAGTGACATCGTAGAAGGCGAGCCAACGAAAGCGAAGAAATTCGACATGCTTTATGTTCGCAATCGCTATCAGGCTGTTGACCGGGCAATACTTGAGTGTCGCAGGCTGATTTACTCACGTCGCAGCATGGAAATTAAAGCGCTGGCGGATGGAGAATGGGTTAACGTAGGCGACATGATTCATGTCGTCGATATGTATGATGACGTGCAACAGACTGGCGTTATTGAGGCGCGCAACGGTAACGCTTTCACAACCAGCGAGCAACTAACCGCTGATGATAATCTTTATGTTGTGATCACCAGCGCTGACGGCAGCGTGTCAGACAGATTTCCAGTAACAGTAACCGGATTGCACACATTCACCTGCAATCTACCACCTGATTTCGAGCTGAATATATGGGACGGCGCAAACGTGCAATCTGAATCTCGCTATGTTATGAGCACGGAGAAAGAACTGGACACCACCTTGTGGGTTGTCAGCCAGAAGAATCCCGGTAGCGACGGCAGCGTAACGCTCACCATGAGCGAGTACAGTGACGACATGTACGAATATGTCATCTCGTCATCGTGATACAATATACATCAAATTCACAAAGGAGCATTTATTATAATGGCTACCACACCAACCAATAAACCAATTCCATCGGAAGATCCACGCGACCTCAAGTTTAATGCCGGGAAGATTGACGAATTTGTTAACTCTGATGATGATTATTATTTTGATAGATTTGGAGTGAATAGATTTACTGTTGAGGGACTAAAACAACTCACTCTCCAGCAAATATACAGTCTAGGATGGAACCCTGCAGGCACATTCCAGGGGGGTGTCACGCTGAATGCGGCTGGAGATATCATTCAGGACGAGTCTACTGGTATCTGGTACAGATGGGATGATTTAAGTACATTGCCAAAAAATGTACCGTCTGGATCAACTCCAGATTCTACTGGTGGTGTTGGTGAAGGCAAGTGGTTGGCGGTTGATGTAAGTGACGTTCTTAAAAAAGATATCAATCTTGTCACGCGTTATTTCTCAAATGTAAGTGAAATGGTAAGAGAAGGCGGTGAAATTGGACAGAGAATTGTTACTCATGGTTATTACACAGCTTTTGATGGCGGTGGAGCGGAGTACGTCATAACGTCAGGGGTGCCTAATCAAGACTACTCTGATGCAGGCTCGATTGTTATATCAGATAACTCTTTCGCAAAGCTCGTCCAAAAACCCCAATTTGACCTTAAACAGTTCGGAGTAAAACCATCCGACGCGTCTGCGGCAGCGGATAATGATGTATTTATCGCTCAGGCAATAATGCGTTCACGCTTCGGGTTCTGCAAAATAACTATATCCGACGTCGTATACCATAAAAAGCCTTTAGTGTTTGATTACTATAACCACCTGGAAGGTAATACTATTGGTGGTGATGCAAGTTACACTCCGCGATTCCGAAAGATCGATAACACGACAAGCGGAATTGCACCGCTGGCGTATCCCAATGTCAGTGATACCGTGAACTATGATGTAGACGCTGGAATAATTTTGAAGCGGCAGAATGCGGCAACGGATTATTGTCGAGGCGTTGTTTTAAAAGGCTTCCTTTTGGAGTCAATGGCAAAGTCATCATGGGCTATCTACGCTCCCCACGCTTCTGATTTTGATATCGATATCGATAGCCGTGGTTTTAACGGCGGAATCCGAGGCAACGTCAACTTTTTAGGGAGATACGCCGGTCGTCATGTGGGGCTTGGTGAGAATGCGGTAGACCATACGCTTGCTATCGGTCTATGGCTTAGTCATTTCTCAACCAACCTCGACTGCGGTAATTCGGTTACTTTTCGCAATTCATTTAACGGATTCAATAGAGCTATGCAGGTTGAGTATTTTGGGAACGGAATATTAGATCGGGTGACATTTGAGAACATAAAAAAACATACTAGTGGAGCACCATCGACGTCCGGTATTTACGCAACCAACAGCTGGTTTAGCGGTCAAATTTCGTGCGAGAGTTCCTCCACTTGCATCATCCGTGCTGGCAGTAACGCGAACTTCGATATTACCCTTAGTGCGGTATCCCATGTTACGCAAGATGATTCTTCCGAGGGTATTGTTCATGTATTAAATGGAGGCCGCCTAACTCTGCGTTCATCTACAATTCTTGCTGATTTGGCAGATACAAAAATCATTAATGAGAATGGAGGTTATCTCGATATTGCTGCAAATACCAGAACAGGAAATATTGTTTATTCAAATAGTGATAATTACAGATTCAAAGACAGAACTATTGGTTTTGGTCAGACTTCAGCAACCACAAAAACAACCTTTTCTTCTGGTGAAGAGATTACATTTTCACTACTAAACGGAATGCCGAAGGCGGAGCTATCTGGCGGGACGATACAGTTTTACTCTCCAGGCTTGATTAAAATCACTGTGCAGGGGAGGGGCATAACATCAGGAGCGCTTACTTTTGGGATAAATGGAGCATCTTCAGAGAGCGTTGGTCAGGGACAGCAGGTTTCTATGGTTGTCGGAGTGGCGCCCGGTGACATTCTTAACCTAAAGGCAACCTCCTCGCTGACGTTGGGATCTGCAGGAGGGGTACGGGTACTTCTTGAACCTGTGTTTTAAACTTAAAACCCCGCTTCGGCGGGGTTATTTTTATCATCAGAACGGAATGTCATCTGAAAAGTCAATCGGAGGCTCATTACCTCCTTGTTGGCTTTCTTGTTTTGGTGGCTGCTGTTGCTGCCGTGGCAGTTGTTGGCCTGATTGCTGGCGTGGTTGCTGACCAGAATCATCACGTTTACCGCCAAGCATCTGCATTACGCCGCCAATCTGTGGAATGACAATCTCCGTGGTATATCTGTCTACTCCGTTGCTGTCAGTCCACTTACGAGTGCGAAGCTGGCCTTCGATATAAACCTGAGATCCTTTTCGGAGATATTCTCCGGCAACTTCAGCAAGTTTTCCGAATATAACAACACGATGCCACTCTGTCTGCTCCTTTTTTTCTCCTGTTTGTTTGTCTTTCCACTGCTCAGACGTTGCAATTGAAAGATTGGCAATTGCAGAGCCTGATGCTGAATACTTAACTTCAGGGTCGTTTCCGAGAGTACCGACAATAATTACTTTATTTACGCCGCGTGCCATTTATTAAAATCCTTCGATTGGAGTTGGTTTGTGTTCGGTTTTTTCTTCCTGCGGTTCTGGCTGTTGTGGTTGCGGTTTAGCCAGTTTTGCAGGGTTGAATGATTCGCCTGATACCATGAATTTAGCCTTCATCTCTTGGTAAGCACCAACAATAACGCGAGTTGCTGCATCATCTCCGCGAAATGCCTTGTATTCCTCGCCATAGATTGAAGCTAACTCTTCCATGCTTGATGCGTTGCGAATCAATGCCACTGCGTCTTTTGGAGATTTGCGAGCTGCATTACCGTCATCGTCAGCCTGAGCAATACCAAACATTGCCGCGATGGAATATCTGCGTGCATACGTCATTGCTGAACCGTAACCCTGAGCATCCTTCTTGGCCACTGGCATTGGCATAACGGATGACATGTACTCGCCAGATTCATGCATTATCGTTGTTTCAAGTTTAAGCACATCCATTGAATCACCATCAATGGCATTCTGGATGATTATAAGGCCGTTTGCCTCAAGCGCCGGACGTATTGCATCAAGAAACGACTCAAGGTTTGCGTAATTACTTTTCAGGTGTGGGTTTTTTGCATTTTTCTTTGCGCCGCTACTCATCACCTTGCGAGCCTCAACCAGAGCCTTAATCAGATTTGCTTTCTGTTCCGAGAAAATCATTTGCATCACCTCACTAATTATAAATTAAATTGCTTCTTGAACCATTCTGGCGTTTCCATTTCGATAACAGGATTGCCAATTGAGTAACCCGGCCACGAATTGGCTTTTTTGCACGCCTTGTAAATTTCCATTGCACCATTCAACTGAATGCGTCCGATTCGTAATTGCTCTTCAGTAAGCCTAATCAAAGCAGGAATAAACGGCGCTTTCTTTTCCTGCACAAGAAGATTTACAGAGCGTGGAGGATGCGGATATGCCGCGCAAAACATGTCGTGCTGCATCGCCATTTTCATAAAGTAACCAAGTCTTGCAGCATGACGGAAAAACTCATCAGGCTTAGCGCTTACTGCTGTCTTGTAGTCAATTATGTCGCCACCTTTGGTAAGGCAGTCAAAACGAACCTTTGCTTTTTCTCCGTTAAGTTCACCGAGAATTGACACTTCAGCATAAGCGCCAGCAAGAAGGCTGCTGTAATAGCTGTTTGCGTGGATTACAGCACGCATTTGCTGAATGGCGTCATAATCACCACCTTCTAGCATTTGCTTGCCAGCCGCAGCTTTTTCAGCATCTTCACGGATGACATCGTAAATTTTCACTGGCTCGCCAGTCGCCTGAATGATTTTAATCACATCAGCTTTCGACTTCCCTGAAAGTCCTTTGATGCCGCGCTCTTTTGCCCATGAGTTCATATCGGCGGTAGTTACCAGTACAGTTGGTTTTCCATCTTTGTCTTTTGGAAAATCATCTACAACCGGCATTCGAGCATATTCCGCATCAAAACGTTCAGGTTCAAGCAATGCAGCATGGCTTCCGGTTCCGAAGACAAGAGCTTTTGATTGCTCATCTTCTTCGTCTTTGTAGCGCCAAGCTGCTGGGCATCTGTCGTATATGTTCCACAAACCAGAGCCATTAATATGCTCTGTGTCGGCGTGGTATTGCTCGTTCGTTAATTCATTATTGAAATAGACTTTCATTGTTAACCTCACTCATCATCACGTAAATGAATCTACATCAATCTATATCTGAAAGCAAGCCAAAATAGAAAAGTGTGGCTTTTTTTAGTTCATCAAGTCCATAAGCGATGGCGGCATAATGACCAAGCCTGCACATCTCAGTTAGCACAGCCGATTGATCCTTGCTCACTCTGCTTTTGCTTTTATCTCGGCGCTTTGTCTCAATCATTCCGCAGCTGTGCTTCACTCCCGGCGTCATTATCACATTATCGCCTATCCCGGACTTAACTCCCATCTTTTGGCGCTTCAGTACGAACTGGATGCGGCTGGACGTACCTGTTTCATTCGGGACGTGAAACCATAGCACGTCAGGGAATCTGCTTTGCATCCATGTGCCGTAACCCATCTGTTCAGTCTCCTCTTTCGGACACTCCCCACGATAACCGCTATCAAATACCCATATACCGCTATCAAGCTGCTTCACTTTGCTCACCTGTAAAATCTTTTCTGTGGATTATGTCGCGACCTTTATCATTAAAACGATGAGTTATTCGCTTTGGCGCACGAATAAGGCCAGTAAATGCCATGAATGCTTTTGCGCTGTGGCAATTCATAAGGTTATCAATTAGATTCCTGTCTGACACATGATTTAACAAACCTTTAATCTTGAACTGATTTTTCAGATACTTCTCCTGACGACCAAAAGGATAAAAAACCTCATTAGCCCATCCTTCCTTCCCGTTTTCCTTCATAATGAAATAACGATAAACAACACCCTTTTCATCTTTCGTTAATTCAATCTTGAAGTCTTTAACATCAGTCCACTCATTATCAGTATACGCACGTTCATTCAGTGCCGCATTCGGGTCGCGCAAAACATGATCGCAATGTCGGCAATAGCGCGCTGTTGGGTCGTTTTTAGTACCGCAGCCATCATCAAAAATACGGATTCCATGCTTATCAAAACCGCAACGGATGTAACTGAAAAACTCTTCGCAACGACCATCTGGCGATAGTGCATCTTTGCCAATGCAGCGGCGAGCATATGGGCTGTTCATTGTTCCACATTTTGGGCAAGGAACCTGTTCGCCACTGCGCCTTGAGCGTTGCGCTTCAGCCTCTTCCAGAATCGGGTCTTCATACAGCTGACCAAGCTCAAACATCGTGCCAGAGAAATCCAGAACCAGATGATCTTCTTTGTGATACCCGGCATCAATTTGCTCTTTCTTCAGCAGGCGCATTCCTCGACCAAGAAGCTGGACAAGGAGAGTGAGTGACATTATTTTTCGTAATATGACACTTGTATCCCAAAGCGGGATGTTTACGCCGGTCGTCAAACAACCAATCTGGAAAACATATTTAATCTTGCCAGTGTATGCGTCTTTTAATGCCTTGCGTCTGGCTTTCTGCCCCATATCTTCTGTCACTATCGCGTAGCTGCCTTCAGGTAAATATTTAGCAGCTTCCTGACAGTGCTTCTTGCCAGCGCATGTAATCAATACTCCGTTTCTGTTTTTAGTCAGTTCCATCACTTTAAGCATGATTTTCTGTGTAAGAGTTCCTTGCTCAAGTATTTCTTTCTGCATCTGCTTTAGTTGCTCGGACGTGAAATCCTGCGTGCCGTCAACATCTGAACCATGGAAGTTATGCAAGTCATATTTCAAATCATCAACATCATGAAGACCAAAGATTGTTGGCACAACAAAACCGCGATCTACCATGTACTTTGTATCAATGTTTATTATTTCATTTTTCCAGTACGCACCTTTCATTGATTCAGTACCACGGAATGGGCTACCGGTGAATCCAATTGTTATCATTTCATGCCCATATCTTGCCTTGCAGCGCCTGTTAAGTTCAGTAAGTATTACGCCATATTGTGTTGTTGGATTATCACTAATAATATCCTGCCATGGAGCTTGGTGGGACTCATCGATCAGGCAAAATCTTGGGGTAAAATCACTCAACCCACCTTTCTTAACGTCACCATTTGATTCATCTTTTTTATCAAAAAGTGCGTTCGCGATTGATCCTTCAGTACCGCATATAATAGGGTATGCTGTACTTTTCCTGCCAAGAGATGCGCTATAAAGAGAGTTTTTTACACCACACTCCCACATCATTTCAGCATTCTGCTCAGCTATCTCGCCTTGCCTTGAGATTACAAGGCCATCCCACCCCATATCCTGAAATCTACTGCAAAGCATTGAAATCATCACGGTCTTTCCTGATGAAACAGACGCTGTAACATAGCTTGGTTCAGGTTTCTTGCCAAAATTACGAATAACCTCAGCGCACTTTGCGTAAACAAGCCATTGGTAATCATACGGCTCTATGGAACCTAGTTTTATTGATTGCTTTAATCTATCTATATCAATCTCTGAAATCATTTTGTCTATTTTGTGCATTTCATCACCTATGGCATGTCAGGCCAATAAGAGTTGCTTTTAGATCTGTTCTCACTTGGTGCAAGTAATTGCAAGTTATGCCAGCAGTGAAGGCCACAAACCAATTTGCTATTTATTGGCACTATGTGATCAACCTGCATACCAAGAACGCCAGCCATCTCATAAACCTTTTCAATTAAAACCTTTTCATGTTCAAACCATGATGGTATCGCCCGTCTTTTAAGATACTTATATTTACGCTGATGATATCTAACAACACCCTTGTTTTTCTGTCTCCACTGTTTTGACTTCTCGTTGTGCTTCTCCTTGTTTTTATCGTAATAATGTTTTGATTTCTCATTCATCTCTGCCTTTTTTAATTTATAAATATTTTTCCTGAACTCAGCCTGACATTTTTTGCAATCAGGACGTAGTCCATCAAGAGATGATTTGTTTTTATTAAAGTTTTCTTCGTTCGCCTTAAGAACAGATTTACACTTAGAGCAAATCTTCAGTCCATTACCAAGGTATCTTGCTCTCTTCCCTTTGTTACCAGAGCACTTCTTGCATATGGAGCTAAAGCCAAGTTTCATACTTTTATCTGCATAAAAGTATTCGTTTGTAGCTGGAAGAACGGTCCTGCATTTTGAGCACATTTTTTCATTTAAAACTTCAGTTGAAAGCCTGAGATTGCATATCCTGTTGTCAGCGCGATTTTTGTTTATGTGCTCAATTTTCGCATTCCCAATATCATCTCCATTAACATAAATCCATGCGAGTCTTTGCGCCCAATATTGATTGCCATCTATACTAATTCTCAGATAACCACTAACATCAAGACAGCCAACAATATCTCCAACCTTAGCGCGAGGACCTGTCTTTATCTTACGTGTGAATATCCCAGTATCTTGGTTGTAATCAAGAACCTCCCTTAACCGCTCCTGTGAAATGTGTGACTTTCTTTTTGTTCCTGCATTTTTTAACCCTACACTTTCCTGAGCAACATTTTGCTTTTGCAGTTCCGATAAACTCATTTCCGCAAACCTCGCACTTCTTAACGGTGATAGCCATTTCTTACCCTCTATTGTAACGATTAATTGTTTCATTGCAAGTAACGATTGATTGTTTCATGTGAGTAAATTACAATGATTCTACATCATCGTCAACAGGAAGATTTTATGAGATACGACTGGAAAGACATTGAGCCAAAAATGCTCGGCAACTGGCAGGCCGCCATCATGTCTATCGTCAATGTGGATAGCAGAGTTTTCAATGGCAAGCACCAGCCATGCCCGTCATGCTCAGGAAAAGACAGATATCGCTTTGATGACAACTTCGAAAAAAAAG